CGTCCCCGGCATGACTGTCGCGGATGACGAAGCTGGTTACAAGGGCCGGTTCCTGGTTTGGGGACCCAAGCTCAAGTATACCGCCGCCAACCTCGCTGGCTCAGCCGCAACACTCGCCCCCGTGGTGACGTACAAGGCCGCCAGCATGGTCGAAGTCAAGTCTGCCTGGACTTCACTGTCCGCAGGCGTCATGGACTCCGACGCTTCCAGCGAAAACTTCACCTTCGGTCGCGCCCCCGACGTGCTGCTCCTCGATATGGAAGCCAGCACTTGGGACAGCATGAGTGCTGTCATTCAGGGTACGGTCGACGGTTCCAACTGGTTCGACCTGGATGGCACACGCCATACCGCGAACGACCAGTACCGCACCTTCAACAACCCTGGTGGTCTCACCAACTTCCGTCTCGAATGGACGGGTGGTGGTCTCAGCACGGTTGCCATGGCCATTCAGGTCATCGGCCTCACCAACCAAGACGCTCTCGGCATCAAGAAGGATGCTGGCGTCCTGGCCACCGCACTGGAGACCATGACGGACTCCACGGGTGGAACGCCGGACACGGCGGCTCCCATCATGACGGCCCACACCGGCTCTTATGTTGAGGCCACCATCGAGAACGCGTTCTCCACGCTCACGCATCACTACAACCGTGTAGTGGTCGAGCTTCAGCGCGTCACCGACGCTCTCCAAGCGAACGGCGTCCTGCCGACCAGGTAAGCCGAACTACCAATTAACTACCACTCAAGGAGGACCGGTCTCACCACTGGTCCTCCTTTTTTCCTGAGGATACACCATGCCACTCCATGTTCTCGTCGACGACGTCGCTGGCAACCGCACAGAGGCCGATTCCGTCCCTGAGCTGGCGGTCATCCAAGACTACCAGAACTCCGAGTACGGCATTGTGCAGGTAAACATTCCAGGCGCCGCCACCGTTTCCCTTCGGGGCCGGCTGTCTCGGAACATGCCCTGGACCGAAATCACTTCTTTCACTTCATCCGGCGCGACTCGTGTTTCGCTGATGTCTCAAATGCTGGTCGTTATATCCGGCCACTCTGGTGACGCCGTGCGCGTCGAATTACGGGAGAGATAAATGTTCAACTTCTTCAAATGGGGCCAGCCCACCACCGACCCCGTGCTACTCCCTGCTTCTCCCGTGCAAAACATGGGCATGCAGGCGCAACCCCTTCTCATCAACGCCCCAGTGGGCTCAACGGAGCGCACGCTCCGCTGCCTACACCGCATGGTCCGAGTACATCAGGCCATCGCGAAACACGCCGACGACACATCGTACTGCGTGCCCTTCACGGAGGAGCTGGCCCGCAAACAGGCACTGCTTCTTCTGTCTGGTGACACTGGGCCCGTGGACGTCGACTCGCTCAAAGAGCGCATCGCCAATCTGGAGGCCAAATAGATGGCAACCACCTTCAACCTGATGGACAAGTTTCGTGAGAAGATTCTTGACGAAACAGCCGTCACGGACATAGAGTACTCCGGCACGCCCGCGAATGACGTGATGCACATCTTGCTGGCGAGCGCACTGACCGTCGACCAGAACACCGACGTTCTCGTCTCTGACCTCGCCGTCTTCACCGAAGTCACCGGCACCAACTACACAGCCGGCGGGAACGCCGTCGCCAACGCGACAGTCACGATTGACGGAGCTGGACTCATTACGGCTGATGTCGACGACCCCGCAGTGTGGTCTCAGCACGCCTCCGGCTTCGCCGACGCCGTGCGCGCAGTCCTCGCTATGAAGAACGCGGGTGCTTCAAGCACCTGGCCGCTCATCGGTTACTCCGACGCTTTCACCGCAGCGGGTAACGTCGCCGGTGACTTCGCCGTGCAGTTCGCTGCGGCGGGCATCTTCACAAGCGCGAGATAACTAGAGGAATCCAAATGCCGACTATCATCGACCGAATCACAAGAGTAATACGTTTCAGCATCAGTGATGCTGATTACGACATAGCGGACGTGATTGAAAGTCCTGATTTGTCGGCTGTGGAAAACTTTGAAGGTCTTGACCACGCACCACCACGCTACATCGAAATCACCGGTGATGTGGTTACGCTCAAGGACCAAGCGGCCCGCGATGCTGTGGACGCCGCCATAGTAGTTATCAACCTTGACGCAATCGCAGACAAGCTCAACCGCCCGACCACCTTTGAGCGTGCCTTTGCGGAAATCTTGCTCGACGAGTTCAACACATTGCGGGCTCTGCATGGTCTCGCGCCGAGAACCAGGGCGCAACTCCGTGCGGCGCTCCGGGGGAAGCTCTAATGGCATCCGGGCAGACTCTCTGGGTTTTCAAGCCTCTGGCAAACGAGACGCCTATTTCGGGCACAGCGGGGCTCGCTTTTATTGCGGCAACGACGGGGCACCGGCCCGTGTTGACTTTTGACCGCGTCGCCACCGAAGCTGGGATATGGACCTTTGTCATGCCGTCCAACTATTCAGCGCTTGGGATTACCCTGGACATTTTCGGGGCGCAGGATGTAGCAAACACCGATACCAAAGTTGTTCAAATGGAAGCGCAATTCGAGCGCACCGAAGCGGGCGTGGACTTGGGTGGCGCGAACGATTTTGCCGCTATTCAAGAGGACGGTGAAACGACCGTCAACAACACGGAAGATGCGTTGTTCAAGTCTACGATTACATTCACGAACTCACAGATTGATGGGCTCCTTGTTGGGGAGTCCGGGCGCTTGCAAATCTCGCGGAACAACACGACTGGGGGCACGAACGCGGAGGGAGATTTCCAGCTCCTCTTGGCCCACATGAAGGAAACGTAATGTCCCGCCTGTTCAATGGTAGCTCCGATAAGATGCGCATCGGCACCGGCAACATCGCGGGCGCAATTACTTTTTCTGCTTGGATTTATCCGACTAATGTGACTGGAACTCACTACATAATGACTATCAGCGAAAGTGGCGTTGATAGTCCGCATAGGGCGCTGCTCCTGAGTGGGACGAGCGTGCTGGCAAACCATTACGACGGGGATTCGCAGTTCGCCTCTATCGGCACGGTGTCGATTAACACATGGCATCACGTTGCGGCAAGTTTTGTCAGTAACAGTTCGCGCTTTGCGTGGCTCGATGGCACAAAGTCAACAGAAAACACCGTCACGCAGACAGGCTTGACCGCTATCGACCATGCCACCATCGGCGTGTTGGAATTTACGGTCGACACCGGGCATTTTGCAGGCCGCATCGAAGATGCGTGTTTCTATAATGGCGCCACCTCTCAGCTATTTGCGGACCAGATGGCTGCAGGCTTCGCAATGCAGGCGCCGATGAGCATGTTTACGTACAACCCGATGGTCGGTGATTACTCAAATCCGCGTGACCTGATTAACGGTCCTCTATGGACTTTGACAGGTACGACCCGAGCCGTCTCCCCACCGGGACTAGTGCGTCCCGACGCTACTCATGTCTCTCCGCTGTCCGAACCCACCATCATTGACTTCGGTGCCGCCAGTTGGCCTTGGGCTGCTCAGGCCCTTGACCTCAAGGCAGATACTACGAATGTCCTCACCGCGCCAGCGTTCAACTGGGCGGCGCAGTCTCTCGACCTCAAGGCGGACACTACGCATGCCCTCACCGCACCAGCGTTCAACTGGGCGGCTCAGGCTGTCAACATCAAGGCGGACACCTTGGTGGACCTCACCGCCGCCGCATGGTCTTGGGCCGCTCAGTCGCTCACCATCCTGGCGGCCACCACGGTGGACCTTGCCGCTGCCACATGGTCTTGGGCCGCCCAAGCCATCAACACCAAAGCGGACACCCTGGTGGACTTTGCCGCCGCCACATGGTCCTGGGCTGCCCAAGCTATCAGCACCAAAGCGGACACCTTAGTGGACCTCTCGGCGGCTTCGTGGTCCTGGGCTGCCCAAGCTATCAGCACCAAAGCGGACACCCTGGTGGACCTCACCGCTGCCGCTTGGTCCTGGGCCGCGCAGGCCATAACGATTATCAGCGGGTCAGTCATCGCCCTGACGGCTGCCTCATGGAACTGGGCCGCGCAGGCTATCACGCTAAAGACCGACACCTTGGTAGCATTGGCGGCTGCCTCCTGGAACTGGGCTGCACAGGCTATCACCGTCACCGCAGCCGGCCCCGCCTCTCTGATTCGTAACCTCGCACAGAACCTCTCGCGTGGGCTCACCCGAGTCCTCGCCAAAACCACGGACGACGAATAAATGGCCGCACTCGACGACTTCGTACTCTCCACCGAGCTGGACGCCGTGAACGTCATGCTGTTCACCATCGGCGAGCAGCCCGTAAGCTCCCTCGCGGAGAGCGGACTCGCCGACGTGGCCATCGCCAAGGTCATCTTGGCCGAGCAGAACCGACGCATCCAGGCGAAAGGTTGGGACTTCAACACCGACCTCGACTTCGCCCTGGCCAAGGACGTCAACAACAAGATACCAGTGCCACCCAACGCGCTGCGTATCGACCCCTCACGAGGAGCCACGGCTGTCCAACGCGCCGGCTTCATGTGGGACCGAACCAACAACACCCAGATTTGGGACAACCAGATGTTCTGTGACATCGTGCGCTACTTCCCGTTCACCGACCTGCCGCAGAGCGCTCGCTACTACATCACGCTCAAGTCCGCCCGCGTCTTCCAGAAGCGCATCCAGGGCGACGACTCCCTTGAGACCTTCACAGAGAAGGACGAGTTTGAGGCGAAGACTGACTTCCACGACGCCGAGCAGTCCAGCGCTGACCGCAACATGCTGAAGACCTCCGAGATTCACGGCATGGTCCACGCCGGTCGTGACCTCCGCTCCTACTGGGGCTGAGCATGATAAGCTAATTTCGGTACAACACAATAAGCTAATTTTGATACCTCACATTGGATGTGAGGTATCCACTTCTTCTGAGGATTCACCATGCCGCTCGCGAAGCAGACCATCGTCTCCCTGCTCAACGGCATATCACAGCAGCCCGCGTCTTTGCGGCATCCCTCGCAGGCAGAGGCCCAGGTTAACTGCCTCAGTTCCCTCTCAGTGGGACTTGAGAAGCGCCCGCCTTCGGAGCATGTCGCGAAGATTCAGGTCACGCCAATCCCCTCCGAGGGGCACTTCTGGCACACCATCAACCGTAGCTCCACGCAGCAGTACCAAATCTCCGTCGAGAACGGTGACGTGCGCGTGTTCGATATGAGCACCGGCGCAGAGAAGACGGTCAACTTCACGGAAAACCGCTTCTTCAGCCTGGACGACAGCGTCGCCACCGACACCGGCCTCAACCGGCGCATCTACATCCCCGTCGGTACGACCACGGCTGACTTCGCCACCACCGGTATCGTCACGGCCACCGTGCTGTGGGAGGAGTCCACCGATGGACTCTTTGCCGGCGAGGAGACCACCGTACGCACCGACACCACCGACACCGACGCCGCCGTCACCGTAGTGGGTGGCCGCTGGTATCGAGCGCGAGTCTCGGCTTGGACGTCCGGCACCATCGACGCTTGGATTGACTGGGGTGATACCAGCTACCTGGTGAGCACCGACCCCAAGACCCACTTCCGCGCCATCTCCGTGGCGGACTACACGTTCATCGGTAACAACCAAATCACCGTGGCCATGGACACGAGCGCCCTGGAGCCCAACGGCGAGGTCATCACCGACACCGTACAGGTCTTCGGCGACCTCCCGGCCCCCATGCCTGGCGCCGCCAAGATTTACCACGTCTCCGGTGACGTCAACAACGACTTCGACGGCTACTACGTCAAGGTCGACGCCGCCAACAAGGTGTACGAGGAGTACAAGAAGCCTGGCGCCACCGATACGCTCGACCAGGCCACCATGCCACACACGCTCGTCGACAACCTCGACGGCACGTTCACCTTCGGCAATGGCTCGTGGAACGGGCGTGACGTGGGTGACGAGACCGAGACCAACAAGAACCCGCCGTTCGTCGGCCAGAAAATCAACGAGGTCTTCTTCTTCCGCAACCGCTTCGGCGTGTGCGCGGGCGAGTCCGTCTCGCTGTCGCGCATCGGCACCGCCGTCGGCGGCTACTTCAACTTCTTCCGCGAGACCGTCACGTCGGTCCTCGCCACCGACCCCATCCACATGGAGGCGCCCAGTGAGAAGAACTCGAAGTTTATTGCCGCTGTTCCTTTCGATGAGTCTCTGGTCCTGTTCTCCGAGGAAGCTCAGTTCGTCCTCAATAGCGAAGGCACTCTCACGCCCGCAAGTGCGCGCATCGACGTTAGCACCGAGTTCACTGCGTCCGGTAACGCGCGACCCGTGGGCGTCGGACAGAATGTATACTTCCCTGTTGATGGCGGCGACCATGTTGGCATCCGAGAATACTTCGTCGAAGCCGACACACGCACAAACGATGCGGCTAATGTCACCGCTCACATCCCGCGCTACATTCCCACAGCTCCAATTAAGCTAGCCGGTAGCACCAACGAGGACATGCTCGCGGTCCTCACGTCGGGGAACCAGCAGCGCATCTACGTCTACAAGTTCTTCTGGGATGGCCAGACGAAGGCACAGTCCTCGTGGTCGTTCTGGGAGATGTCCACCGAGGACACCATCCGCAACATCGACTTCATCGGCCCGGTCCTGTTCCTGACCATCGAGCGCTCCGACGGCATGTACCTGGAGAAGATTTCTCTGAACGACGATGACGCTCAGGACGACATCAACGTCAAGGTCCACCTCGACCGGCGGCAGCAGCTCACCGGCGTCTACAATGCCACATCCAACATCACCACCTGGACGTTCGCCTCGGCGACCGCCATCGCCGACAGCCGGCGGGTGGTCACGGGCAGCGCCTTTGCCACCGAGGGCGAGGTGCCCACGCTCACCGCTACCGGCGGGAGCATCATCGACGCACAGGATGAAACCAGTTATGACGGCTCACCAGCAACAGAAGGCTCCTTCACGGGGGGCACTGGGCACGCTGCTACTGACGTGCTCACCATGTCCGACGGGACCACTATCACCGTGGACACTGTCAGTTCTGGAGTGGTTACAGAATTTACCATCCTCGTCCCGGCCTCTGCCAGCAACGTGGCCGGCACGCAGCTCACGCAGTCTGCCTCCGATGCCGCAGGTATCGACTTCACGCTGACGCCCCTGGCCGACAACATCGAGAAAATCACGACCACCATCACCGCAGTCGGCGACTGGTCGACCGGCGTCTGCTGGTCCGGCACCAACTACACGCAGAGCTACACCTTCAGCGAGCAGTTCCAGCGCGCCGATGGGGAGACTCCCGACCTCTCGGGTCGCCTCCAGCTCCGCAAGTGGAACGTACGTTTCGTCAACACCGGCTTCTTCCAGGCACGAGTCTCCGCGGCTGCCCGCGCCACCCAGGTATACACCTTCTCGGGTGCTGTACTCGGCGATGCTGACTTCAAGCTCGGCGACCTCGTCCTCTACACCGGTACCTTCCCGTTCCCCGTGCTGGCCAAGAGCAGCCTTGTCACGATTCAGCTCATCAACACGACATGGAAACCTGCGACGTGGCTCTCCAGCGAGTGGCTGGCGCTACACTCGGGGCAGTCAGTCATTCAGTCCTAGATATAGAATCCTGCATCAAACCGCGCGTTTGATGCACCTTTCTATATCAGCGTGAATTATAGTTCCGACTTGTGAATTATAGTTCAGTGGGGGTAATCCATGTCGAAACTGGTAATGCACCGGAACTGTTACCCTGACTCCGACGACCTCGGCCCGCGCCTGCGTGGCATCGACAAGTTCGAAGTCCGCGTCACCAACGACTGGGCGCCTGCCGCGGCTATCCGGGAGAGCATCGCCAAGAGCACTCTGTACTGGACCGGCACTATCGACGACCAGGAGGAGATGGTTGTGGGCGTCGCCCCGTTGGACCACTGCCCAGGCTGGGCCGCCCCGTGGATGCTGACCACCGACAGGTTCATCTACTCGCCGGGCGCCTGCCGTGACTTCCTCCGACGCACCCCCGCGTTCGTCGAGGAGTGCGCCAAGGGCTTTGACGTGCTGTTCAACCTCATCAGCGAGCACAACTACGCCTCGCGCCGCTGGCTCCGCTACGCCGACTTCAAGATTAAGCTCAACCCGCCCCAAATCATCAAGGGCTACCGCTTTCTCGAATTTATCCGTGTCACCCCCGGCGGCACCTACTGGGAATAACATTTATGTGCGCACCAATGATTGCGATGGTCGTCGTCATGGCGGCTATGGCCGCCAAGGCGGGTATGGACGCAAAAAGAACGCGTCCGTGCAGCGCAAGAACGCCATCGCTCAGCAGAAGATTGAGCAGGAAGCGCTGCTCCAGAGGAAGGCTGAGCAGGGTGACGCCAAGGCGATGGAGGCTTTCGAGAAGGCCCGCGCCAACCGAGTGGACGCCGCGCGCGTCATGGCTTCAGCCGGAGAGCAGGGTGCCACCACTGGGAACTTCCAGATGGACACCATGCTCCAGGGTCTGGGCTTCGGCACCGGCCTCCAGAACACCGCTGACCAACGGAGTGACGAAGCTCAGAAGGCCAACATGGACCTCCAGCTCCGGGGCTCGGGTATCTCCTTCACCAACAAGATGCGCACCATCAACGCCTCCGACCCGTCTGGCGTGAGCATCGCGATAAACACCATCGGTGCCGGCGCCAGCGCGTACGCGGGCGCACCGGGTGCGCTCACGTTGCCCACGAAGCCGACCAACACCGGCGGTAGTCGTGGCATCGACGTACTGGGGCACACATAATGGCAACTCGCAAACGCTCACGCAGTGTGGTAGCCACCGGTACTGCCGGCCCCCAGGGCCTCCGCAAGGGCGCCACGCAGGCTCTCCGCTCCGGCATCGTCGACCAACCCGAACAGAAGGCCGCCCGCATCATCGTTGGCGCAGAGCGCGCACCGCGCATCACCCCGCAGACCAGGGTCGGCCAGGGCATCACCGGAGAGTTGTTCGACTCCCTCGGTAAGTTCGCCACCGGGCCCGCCGCCAAGGCCCTCCGTGAGGAGTGGCTCGGTCGACTCCAGGCCGACGCTGAGGAGGCCGTACTCACAGGCAAGTCCCTCGACGAGGTCGATGACCCCAACTTCATCTTCGAGCACTACTACCGTGGCGCCCTCGGCCAGAAGCGCGGCGCCGACATGCTCGGGCGGATTGCCGCCGAATGGGAAACCAACGCCAACGAGCCCGACTACGACTACGAAGCCAGCGCCCGCGCTGTCCTCGAAGACCTCGAAGGCATGGACGATGACACCGCCGCGAATGCCGTGGCCATCATCAAGGGCCGCCTGGGTGGCATGCTCAACCTGGAGCGCAACCGCCGGCAGACCAAGGCCCAGAACGACGCCGTGCTCGTGGGCCAAGAGAACATCACCAACCTGAACCTCAACGAGGCCAAGAAGGACAACTACCAAGCGGTCTTCGAGAACATGCGCGCAGGCCGCGCCGACCTCAAGCTCCTGCCGGGCTACACCGACAAGCGCCACAACCAGTGGGAATATAACGAGTGGGTCTCCTACCTCAAGCAGAATGGCCCCACTGACGCCTGGCTCGAAGCTGTCAAGCAGCCCTTCAACGGTGTCGAGGGTGGCCCGAGCCTGTGGACCAACCCCCAGGTGGGCGCGAAGCTCCGCCAGCAGTGGGAGTCCGCTGTTGCCGGCGCCAAGGTCATCGACGCCCAACTCCAGGGCGAGACCATGGCCGCTGTCAGGATACAGGTCGATGCCGACGAGCAGATGACCGAGGTCTTGGCCCAGCATCTCCGAGATGTCGGCATCGGGGAACCCACCATCCGTGGCTTCTGGGACCGGGGTAGTGCCCTCAAGCACGCCCGCTTCGTCGAGACCGTCGATTTCAGTAACCTCTTGGGCAAGACGCCCGAGGAGGGCACCCCAGCAGAAATCGCCGCAGCCCGCAACGCCAACCTCAAGCAGCACCGTACGGCCCTGGCGTTCACCGCCGAGGAGTGGAACAAGCGGATGGCGCGTGGCCGGAAGGAGCTGACCGACAGCGGCGTGGCGGACGACAAAGTCAACCAGTACATCGCCGAGACTGAGGCGCGCTACGGGCGCCTGTCCACCCACTCCAAGGGACTCTTACAGCAGGGCCTCAACTCCACCAACGCACAACAGCTTGAGGAGACCTACATGCTGGCCCGCACGTACGCTACCACCAACGCACCGACGTGGGCGCAGGGCTTGCCCGACGGTACCCGGCAGAAATACGAACTGCTCAATATCTGGACCCGCCAGGGTCTGGGCTTCCCCGACTTCATCCTGGCCCGCAAGTCCATGTCCGAGGGCATGCAGGCCGCCACAGTCTCCATGGGTGCGACCGGAGCCGGCGTAGCCATCGCTGAGGCCCTTGAGGGCGAAGGTCTCGGCATCCAGTTCGCCGCACGCCACAAGAACCTGACCCGCGCCCTCCTGGCGATGGGTCGCTTCGACTCCGTGGAAGACGCCGCAGAAGCAGCCGCAGTGGAGCTGAAGGCTGGCGTGCGCTCCGTGGGCGCGCTGGGCGAGCGCTTCCAGATTGACGCCAGTGTCATTGACGAGCGCCTCGGCGAGCAGGAGTTCTACAACGCCTACGAGGGCCAGGCCCTCATCTGGCTTGAGGAGAAGCGCCGGCTGGACCCCGCCGCCATCTCGATGGACTTCGGGCTCGTCTCCGCCATCGACGTCGACCGCCGCGAGCGGTTCGACTTCTGGCCCCGGCGCGACGGCAGTACCTGGGTCTACCACAACGACCGCCTCTCGTTCGTCATCCCGACCGACGAAGTCCTTGCGAGGACTCATGCACTGGGAATCCCCCGGCGCGAAGTCGAGAACAGGCGAGCCGCCGAGAAGCAGCAGGCCGACCAAGCTCACGCCAATCGTGAGCGGAAGCTACAGGCCTCGGCCCGCGCAGGCGAGAAGAAGTCAGGAATCAGACTACTCCCATAGGAGAACCGCATGCCTCTATCCGACCCGCAGCGCCCGAGGGTGTTCGACGACGAGATAGTGCCCTCCGCACGGAGCGTGCTCAGCCCCCAGCAGCCCGAGCCCGACGAGGCGACAGCCATACCGCTTGGCCAGAAGACCGGAGCCCAGCTCCGCGTCGAGAGGCTCGAAGCCATCGAAACGCGCCCCACCGGGCAGACCCTGGAGGCCGCCTCCAAGTCCTTCAACCCGACTCGGAATCTCATCGAAGGCAGCATCGAGAGGGCTCGTGGTGCGGAGCTGCTGGACCCCAACTTCCTCCTGACGGGCGACATGCTCGCCGAGGCGCAAGACCGACTCGGGGTCACTGACCTCGCCCAGCAGCTTGAGCTGAACGACTACCTGGGAGAGTCCTTCTCCGAGGCCGAGTTTGAGGAGCGCATCATGCGCTACCAGCACGCCCGCGAGACCATGGCTCAGGTCTTCGAGGATGGCATCGGCGGGGGCATCGGAGCCCTGGTGCTGGCGTACATGATAGACCCCTCAGTCCTCATCGCGCCCGGCATGAGCCGCGCCGCGCCCATCGCCCGTGGCCTCCAGAGTGTCCTGCGCGCCAAGCGTGCGCAGACCACCGCAGGCATCGTGGCCACCGAGGCCATCGTGGCTGAGAGTGCAGTCGCTCTCGGCAACCCCCTGGTCGACGAGGACGACGTCCTGGTGGCTCTGCTCCTGGGTGGCGGCATCGGTGCCGGCCTGGGTGCTGGCATGGCGAAGCACCTTACCAAGAGCGAGCTGTACAAGAAGCAGCAAGCCGCAACGGCACGGCGCGCCTCGATATGGGAGCAGGCCGAGACCGGTGTGACGAAAGAGAAGCCTACCCCTGAAGGCGGCACCCCCGACAACGGGCTCCCCGACGAGTTCCCGGACATCGAGAAGATGCGCAGCGACCTGGACGTCGAGGCCGAACAAGTGCTCGGGCAGAGCGCTGACGACGCCCCCAAGGTGGTGGCGGCGGCCCCGCCGACCTCCGGCAGCCGTACGCTCGACAACATCGCCGGCCAGCTCGACGAGACCACCCCCATGCCTGTGCTCCGCGACATCCAGCGCGAGCTGGGCATCGTGGTCAACACCGGGCGCAGCAAGGTCGAGGTCCGAGCGACCATCGCAAAGGCGCAGAAAGCCAGAGACGATTCCGCAGGCGCAGCCAAGACTCCCGCCGGAACCCCGGAGACTCCTCCGGTGGGCCCGACGTCCATCCTGGGCGAGCTGGTGGCGGGCCACGCAGGCACCGTCCCCAAGGCCCGCGAGGCCACAGTGCTCAAGATGTTCGGATTCAACATAACCATCCCCCGCTTCGACCCGCTCAGGCGGCTCACCACGGCCAGCTCGGAGAAGCTCCGGGCCCTCGGCCACGCCCTGTGGGACGACCGCCTCGGCTTCAAGGGTGGCCAGCAGCTCACCGCCAAGGAGACCGCTCACCGGTTCTTCTCACAGCTCGCCAACCCCCTGCTCCGCAGCATCGATGCCAACGGGAAAGCCTGGGCCGCGGCTCGGGGTATTCGCTGGAGCCACAACGTCGGGGCCCAAGACAACTTCTTCAATGAAGTGACCAAAGCTGTGCGCGCCAACATCCCCGAGGGCCTGGAGCCCGCCATTGCGCAGGCCGCGCGCGACTGGCAGAAGACGTACATCAGAGAGCTGAAGCTGATGAAACGCCTCGGCATGATTGACGACGCTGTGCCGGAAGACCCTACGTTCGTCCCCCGGATACTCGACGACAACAAGTTCCAGGCCAACCTTGAGCGCTTCGGCGCACAGGGTGCAGCCAACGAGTTCGACGGCGGACTGCTCAAGGTAGTCCACCAGGCCATCCTCAAGGGCCAGCCCGACATCGAGCCCAAGCTCGCCAAGGTGCTCGCACGCGGCTGGCTCAAGATGCACCGCAAGCGTCACATCGGCATGGACGCGAACTTCGCCTACGGTATCAACCTGGCGGACGTTCGGTTTGCTCGTGAAATCATCGAGGAGGGCCTCAGGGGCATCGGCAAGACCACCCAGCAAATAGACGAGTTGCAGAGCACGGTCGACGCCATGCTCGCGCGCGTCACCAAGCGCGCCACGCAACAGGGCAAGATTGGCACAGCCAAGATGCGCATCAAGATGGATGAAGTCCACAAGGTGGACCTCACGATTCAGTCCGGTAACGAAGTCGGTCAGGTGGTACAACTCAGTCTGCAAGACCTCCTACGCGGTAACGCGCACAACATCGCCCTCACGCAGCTCCGGCGCGTCGCGGGCCACGCCGCACTCAAGCAGAAGCTCGGCAAGTCCATGACCGGCGGACAGATGTCCGACTTCCTGGACGAGGTCCGCATCGAGGCGGACAGCTTCAACCTGGCGCGCTCCGAAGTCGACGCTATCGTCGAGGCCACCGAGGTAATGATGAGAGAGATTCTGTCGATGCCCGTCGCCGATATGAAGGGCGCCAACAGCAAGCTCAACCGCTTCGGGCGCGCCGTGCGCAAGTTCAATACCATCACCACGATGAACATGTCCGGCTTCGCGTCGTTCGTGGAGTTCGCCTTCCCGATGCAGCGCGGCGCCATCGCCATGCTCACCGAGGCCCTGCCGGCGTACAGGCAGTTCATCCGAGATGCCAAGACTGGCAAAATCTCCAATGAAGTCATGGACTTCCTGGACATCTACTCTGGCGAGGGCGCGGAGGATTTACTCCGCCCGACCTTCGCGCGCATTGATGACCCCGATGACGCCATCATCGGATTGAACCTCGATACCAAACCTGGCTTCGGCGCCAAGGTCGAGCAGGCCCTCCAGCAGGGCTCGCATATCACGCTCGAATATCTCGCCGGCCTGCTGCCGATGACGCGCATGCAGAAGCGACTCACCGGAGCCATGCAGCTCCACGAGTTCGCCACCATCATGGGCGACTCCAAGAAGTTCTTGCAGCGTGTCGATGAGCTTGGCCTGAGTCCTGCACAGGGCAAAGCCGCCCTCCGAGGCGCCAGGAAGGCACGCACTACCATCCAACGCATCCGACGGGAAGGCGAAGCGACGGCCCTGGACCTCCAGGCTCTCCGCGAGGCCGACCCCGAGGCTTTCGAGGCCATCATGCTGGGCGTCCAGCGGGCTCAGGACCGTGCCGTCATCTCGGCGACCGGTGGTGACATCCCGCCAATGTTCCGCAAGACCGAGCTGGGCAAGATAATCGCTCAGTTCCAGGGCTTCGCCATGACGTCGTACACGCAGCATTTCCTGGCGCCCATCTCCCGCGGCGACCTGGGACAGTTCTACGCTGTCCTCCAGGGCATGATGCTCGCCACCATGGCGTACACGGTCCAACAGGTCACGCTCAACGCCGGCAACTCCAAGAAGCTCAAGGAACGCCTGAGCCTCGACCAGATTGCACTCAAGTCTCTCGCCCGCACGAGCCACGCCTCCATTCTCCCCATGCTGACAGATACCGCCTCCGGCATCGTCTTCGGCAAGCCCATCTTCAACGCCACGGTCTCTGGCCGCCCCTCGGACGCCATACGCGGCATCCCGACCCTCCGCACGCTCGACGCTGCTGCCACGCTCGGTGGGGGCCTGCTCCAGGGCAGGCTGACTCAGAACACCGCCCGAGCTGCCAAGACCCTGACTCCATTCGGTAACGCCGTCCCTGTGGGCGGCATCCTCAACGCCATAGTCGACCAAACCCCCGAGAGGTCTGAATAATGCCATTCGCCCGCGATACCTACACCTCTGCTGGTGAGGCGACGTACACCATTACGTTCCCTTACCTTGCCGAGGGCCACGTCAACTTGTTCGTTGATGGCGTCTCCAAGACCTTCACCTTCGACAACGCGACCACCGCACGCCCCGACGTTGCTGTCACCAGCGGCCAGGTTGTGCTCATCACGCGCACGTCGAACCAGACCGCGCGCCTCACGGATTACGTGGACGCTTCGGTCTTCAAGGCAGATACCCTGGATGACGACCTCTTGCAGGCGTTCTACATCGCGCAGGAAGCGCTTGACGAGTCCACTCTCGTCCTCGGGCTCGACTCCACAGGCGTGTTCTGGGACGCGGAGTCCAAGAGCCTCATCAACCTCGTGGGCGTTGCCACCACCGGCTACGCAGTCGAGTACGACCAGATGGTCGCCTTCGTCGCAGGCGTTGGTGGCGTAACCGCACCTGTGGACGTCACCGAAGACGACTTCTTCCTTCGCGCGACGTCCGCTGGGAACTTCACCTGGCAAGACTTCCTGATTGCCATGATAACCGACTCGGGCGTTAAAGGGCGCGCCGTCCTGGCTGCTGCCACTGATGCCGCCGCCCAACAGGCTATGAACACCGAAGTTGGTGTGGACGTACAAGCCTTCGACGTCAACCTCGACGACGTGGCCGCCATCGTGCAGGCCAAGGGCGGGCTGGTGGTCTCCGATGGAACCGACTACATCGCCGAGGCAGTGGGCACAAATGACTTCATTCTTGTTGCTGATTCGGCCCAAGCTAGCGGCATCAAGTGGGCGGCCAATGCCGCGGCCAGCGCGACCACCACATCTGAGGGTGCCGTTGAGCTAGCCACCAACGCTGAAGTCGTCACCGGAACCGATACCGCGCGCGTCGCGCCCTTGTCCGCCTTGAACTCTCACGAGGGTGTTTGCAAGGGCTGGCTGCACTACGACCAGACAGCCCCCTCGACACTCGACAGCCACAACGTCACCAGCGTGACGGACAACGCCGCAGGCGACTTCACCGTCGTTTGGGCCACAGACTTTGGTGGCGCCGATACCTGCGCCATTATCGGGACCGGTGGCTTCACTAATTACATGGTCGCCGTCAAAGCCGCTGGCTACGCCGCCGCGTCCACGGTTATGGCCACCACTCTGACCACCGACGGCTCTCTCGTCGACCGGGACGACAACAGCGTAGTCGCAGTAGGAACACAGTAATGGCTAACACAGATATGAGAATCGTTGTCCTGCGGGCAGATGGTGGAATCTCCGTCATCGAGCCCGCCACCAATGCGGTGCCCCTGGCCGATATTGTCGACAGGACCATGCCCGAGCTTCCCGCGGGCTCCTCGATAGTAGCAGCCCTGACACGAGACGAGCTGGACATCATGCTCACCCCCGCCGTTCCCTCGGTAAGTTGGGAGAACATCGACGGTGTCCCGACGCAGGTACTGAACAGGCTCCAGCTTCGCCACTACCGGAACGCCTGGCAATGGGGCCCCACGGGGATTTTCGTCCCAGCCGCCAGCAAGACCGCTCAAGACGAGGCCAATCTCCGCAAAGTGCGCAACGAGCTTCTCGAAGATACCGACCACGAGGTTCTGGGCGACCGTCCGGCAAACCCGGCTCTGAATGCCTACCGCCAGGCGCTCCGAGACGTTACGCAGCAGGGCGTGCCCGCGCGGGACGTTGTGTGGCCCACCTTGCCGCCCGGCCTCTCCCGGAGAAAGTAGCCGTGACCCCCGAGCAAGCGACCGTCCTAGGTCGCATCGACGAGCGCACAGCCTCCATTAAGGACTCGATAGACCGCCACGAGAGCGCTATCAACGAGCTGTACGCCAAGACCAACGAGAACTCAAGGTTCAACGCACGAGTCAAGGGCACCACCAAGGGTGTGCTCGGCGGCGTAGGACTCGTCGGCGCCCTTGCCGGCGCCCTCGCGAAAGCCAAAGGTATGTTCTGATGTGGAATATGATTCTCGGCCCAGTGGTCGACCTCGTCAAGACGGTCGCCGGGGGCTTCCTCGACAGCGCCAAGGCCAAGCGAGAGCTGAAGGCCGCCCGTGCGCAGACCGAACTCAAGATTGAGTACGCCCGCGCCACGGCAGACATCAACTGGGACACCCAGGCGATGCTCAACGCGCAGAAAAGCTGGTCGGATGAGTGGTTCACCATCCTCCTCTCCATCCCCGCTATCCTGTCCTTCGTCAAGTTCACCCTCTGGGGTATGTCCTTCGACGGCCCCAGCATCGTCATGGACGGCTTCACCGCCCTTGCGATGGCACCTGACTGGTACCTCGCTGCCTTCGGCATCGCTGTATCCGCCGCCTTCGGCATGCGCGCCTACGGCAAGAAGATGATAGGGAAGATGAAATGAGCGGCGCCAACGAGAAGCTCGCGGGCGAGCTGAGCGCCGACTTGCTGCACATCTACCAGGCGAAGCTCAAGGCGATGCTCAAAGACCCCGAGAACGTCAACGTGTCTCTCCTCAGGGAAGTGAGGGAGTTTCTACGGATGCACCACATCGAGCTGGATGCCAACAGTGCGCCAATGCAGGAATTACAGTCAGATGCCGACGAACTCGCCTCCTACAGAAACCGTCGAACAGGCTCTGCGTGAAGACTTCGCGTTCTTCGCGTTCAAGCTCTGGCAGTACCTTAACCTACCACAGCTCACCTTCTGCCAAGAGGACATCGCCGAGTACCTCGCAACCGGCCCACGCCGAAGAATGGTTCAAGCGTTTCGCGGTGTCGGAAAATCCTGGCTCACCGCCGCCTATGTTCTCTGGCGACTCCACCGAAACGCCAACGAGCGCATCCTCGTCATCTCGGCCAGCAAAGACCGAGCCGACGGCTTCACGGTCTTCGTTCGCCAGCTTATTGGCGACGTACCCTTTCTCCAGTACCTCCGACCTCGCGCAGGTCGCAGGGACTCGGTCATTTCTTTCGACGTCGGACCCTCGGAGCCCCATCAGAGTCCTTCGGTCAAGTCTGCCGGCATCACAGGCCAGATTACTGGCTCGCGTGCGACGCTCATTGTCGCAGACGACATAGAGACCCCAGTCAACAGCGCAACCAACCTGCTGCGCGAAAGGCTCGCCGAGGCGGTCAAAGAGTTTGATGCTGTGCTACTTCCACAAGGCGAAGTTGTTTATCTGGGCACACCGCAAACCGAGATGTCCCTGTACAAGGAATTGCCGAACCGCGGCTACGACATCCGCATCTGGCCCGCCCGAACGCCCGTCCGCCAGAAGTTGGAGTCCTATGGCGACATGCTTGCGCCCATCATCCGAAAGCTCTGCGAGCAGGGTGAATGGCTCCCCACGGACCCCGAAAGGTTCGATGAGGCGGACCTGAGCGAGCGCGAAGCATCCTATGGGCGCTCCGGCTTCGCCCTCCAGTTCATGCTGGACCAGAGCCTGAGCGACCTTGAGCGGTTCCCGCTGAAAGCCGCGGACCTCCTCATCGCCGAGGTATCCGACAAGGGCTACAGCGAGCTGCACTGGGGCCGCTCTACTGCTGGC